AGGCGTATCAGTATCTGAAGTTGATTTAACGACAGTTGTTCCTTCAGTACTTACTACAGCCGGTGCATTTGCGGGACGTTTTGCATGGGGTCCAGCATTCAAAAGAATTACGGTTTCAAGTGAATCTGATTTGAACAAAATATTTGGTAATCCAGATAACAATAACTATACATCTTATTTTACTGCTGCCTCTTTCTTGGCATATGGCAATAATCTTAAAGTTGTTCGTGCAGTTGCTACGACTGCATATAATGCAGACGGACTTGCAGGCGGATCATCAATTCAAATTACCAATCCGGATGTATTCGAAGGAACTTATCTAAATGCGGATAATGGTGACCTATATGGCGCTTTTGTTGCTAGATATCCTGGTGCATTAGGTAATTCGTTGTCTGTGCAGGTTGCAGATGCTGATTCTTATGCTGTTTGGACATTAAAAGGTTATTTTCCTGGTGCGCCAGGAACTTCCACAGCAGCAGCGGTTGCTGGTGCGTCGAAGGATGAACTACACGTTATAGTTATTGACACCGGTGGTTTATTTACTGGAATTAAAGGCACAGTCCTTGAGATTTTTCCATTCTTGTCTAAAGCTTCGGATTCTAAAGATTCCTTAGGCAATTCGAATTACTATAAAAATTATATTTTTAATAATTCAAAATATGTTTATGCTATGGGTCCAGTAAACTATGGATCAACTAATACAACATGGGGCAAAGCATTAAATACCGGAACTAATTATGCAACTATTGCATCTGCTGTCACTATTACAATGGCTGGTGGTGCCGATGTTACGCCAACTTCGGCCAACTATCAAACAGCATTTAACTTATTCTTAAATGCTGATGAAGTTGATGTTTCTTTGATTATTACTGGTGATATTGACGTTGCCGCACAACAAAATGCCATCACAATTGCAGACTCACGCAAAGATTGTATCACATTTGTTTCACCTCCATCTTCTGCTGTTGTTAATCAAACAGGTAGCGAAGTGTCTAATATCACTACATGGAATACGTCACTCGCAAAACCAACATCATATGCTGTTGCTGATTCTGGCTGGAAGTACATGTTTGACAAGTACAACAACGTATATCGTTGGGTTCCATTGAACGGTGATACCGCTGGTCTTTGTGTGTATACCGATTCTGTACGCGATCCATGGTATTCACCAGCAGGATACAATCGCGGCAATCTGAAGAATGTTGTTAAACTTGCATGGAGTCCAAACAAGTCTCAACGAGATTCTCTGTACATTTTAAGTATCAATCCTGTTGCGACATTTCCAGGACAAGGAACTGTTCTGTTTGGTGATAAGACACTTCTTGATAAGCCTTCAGCATTTGACAGAATTAACGTCCGTAGATTGTTTATTGTTTTAGAAAAGGCAATTGCACAGGCTTCGAAGTTCTCGTTGTTTGAATTTAATGATGAGTTTACTCGCGCACAGTTTGTTGCATTAGTAACACCATTCCTAAGAGACATCCAGGGTCGCCGTGGCATATATGACTTCCGTGTTGTATGTGACAATACGAATAACACACCACAAGTTATCGATTCTAACCAGTTTGTTGGTGACATTTATGTTAAACCAGCAAGAGCAATTAACTTCATCCAACTGAATTTCGTTGCTGTTAGAACCGGTGTAGATTTCACTGAAGTCGTTGGTAAATTCTAATAAATAAAACAACGATAAGGAGATAAAAATGAGTTTCAACGTAGCAGAATTTAGAGCAAATATGATTGGGGACGGTGCTCGTCCCAATCTATTCTCTGTATCTTTAATTTTCCCAACAATCGCAGCAAATGGTGTTGCAGCAGGTCAAAAAGCGACATTCATGGTAAAAGCCGCTCAACTGCCTGGCTCCACAGTTGCATCTGTTCCTGTTTTCTATTTTGGTCGTGAACTTAAATTTGCAGGTAATAGATCATTTGCTGATTGGACACCGACCATTATCAACGATGAAGATTTCTTAATTCGAAATTCTTTAGAGTCGTGGATGAACGCAATAAATAGTCATGCGGGCAATCTACGTAACAGTGGAGCAAAATCTCCTGCAGGTTATACTGTTGATGCTACTGTGACACAATATGGTAAAACTGGTGATGCATTGAAGACGTACAAGTTTGTTGGTTTGTTTCCAACAGATATTGCACCAATCGATCTGAGCTGGCAAGACAATGATTCTATTGAAGAGTATCCTGTAACATTTGCTTATCAATGGTGGGAAGCCATCGAAAGTACAACTTGATATTATTTCCCGATTGGTAAATTTTAAACATTTATTCTTAGATATTGTGCAAAAATTTACTGATCGGGAATGTTTTTTTGAAATGAAAAGGTAACAATGGCAGCAAATAAATTCTCTCTATTTGGTTTTACGATTGCGCGGGAAAAGTCCGAAGAAGACAATTCCGTGCAACAATCGTTTACGCCACCGTCTAATGATGACGGCGCATTAACTATTACTTCTGCTGCTTACTACGGTACGTATGTTGACTTAGACGGTACTGCAAAGAATGACGTAGAATTAATTTCTCGTTACCGCGAAATGGCTATGCAGCCAGAGATCGAATCCGCTATTGATGATATCGTCAATGAGGCTATATGTCAAGATGATGATGGTAAGATTATCGAAATTGTTTTGGATGATCTGCAACAGCCAGAAAAAATTAAAAAGGCGATCAAGACAGAGTTTCAAAATGTCTTACGCCTTTTGAATTATAAGAATATGGCACAAGATATTTTCCGTAGATATTATATCGATGGTAGAATGTACTATCACATTATTATTGACCGCGAAAATCCAATGGCTGGTGTCAAAGAACTTCGTTATATTGACCCTAGAAAATTGCGTAAGGTTCGTGAAGTGAAGAAACAAAAAGATGAACGTACTGGTGTGGAGGTTATGGACCTTGTAAACGAGTATTACATCTATAATGACAAAGTTATTTCTAGTTCTTCTTCTAGTTTTGGTCCAGTTGGTGTTCGCATTACTACAGACTCTATTATTTCTGTAGTTTCTGGTTTGATGGATTCTCGCCGTGCTGTAGTGCTTTCATACCTACACAAAGCAATCAAGCCGCTTAATCAGTTGCGTATGATTGAAGATGCTACTGTCATCTATCGTATTTCTAGGGCACCTGAGCGTAGAATTTTTTATATCGACGTTGGTAATCTGCCTAAGTTAAAGGCTGAACAGTATCTCCGTGATATCATGGTCAAGTACAAAAATAAACTTGTGTATGATGCAAACACCGGTGAAGTGCGTGATGATCGTAAGTTTATGTCCATGATGGAAGACTTCTGGCTCCCACGTAGAGAAGGTGGTAAGGGCACAGAGATTACTACATTGCCAGGCGGACAGAATCTTGGTGAACTTGAGGACGTTAAATATTTCGAAAAGAAACTTTATAAAGCATTGAATGTTCCTGTTTCGCGTATTGATCCAAACAGTTCCGGTTTCTCATTTGGTCGTGCATCGGAAATTACTAGAGATGAATTAAAGTTCTCTAAGTTTGTTGACAGAATGCGTAATAAGTTTTCTGATTTGTTTGACCAAGCAATGCGCGTTCAATGTGTGCTTAAAGGCATTTGCACCGCCGAAGAGTGGGCAGAATTTAAAGAATATATTCACTATGATTTCATCAAAGACAATAACATCACCGAGCTTAAAGAAGCAGAAGTAATGAAAGACAGATTAGGTCTGTTGGATCAAGTTGATAACTATACTGGCAGATACTTCTCACAAGTTTGGATTCAAAGAAATGTGTTGCGTTTAACTGATGATGAAATTGCAGAAATGCAAAAAGAAATTGACAAAGAAAAAGAAGAAGGTCTTGGAGTTCCAGTTAGTGTAACAACAAGTATTGCACAACAACAGATGACAAACATGGCCGCTGCTGATGCTCCTGCACCTGATGCTGCACCACAAAAAGAGGAAGAAGAACCAATCTTTAACAAGATAAAAAGAATTTTATAAATATAATAATCAATAGACTATTTGGAGAAAAACATGTCTGACACAAGAAAACTTATCGACTTTGCATACGAAGAGAATGGCTCGGAATTCCGCGATGCGTTATATTCGGCTATTCATGATAAGGTCACGGCACATATCGATGCTAAACGTGCTGAGATTGCACAGACTCTGGTTACTCAACAAGAAGAAGTTGAAGAACTTGATGAAGAATTATATTATCAACATGCTAAAAAACTTATGGATCAAGGAATAGATTCACACAAGCCAGGTCCTGGAGCACCTTATGGTCGTACATTTGATGGTGATGCATACCACAATCCACCAGGAAAATCAAGATTACATGTGATGGACAATGGTAAAAAAGTAAAGACAGTACATGTTCCAGACGAACATATTGAAAGAATGGACTCCAAGGGAAAACTTGAATGGCCAGATCATATGGATCCTACAATCGAGAAACATCATTTCGATGCATACGCAAAAACGAATGCCAAACACATTAGTGACCCAGTAAAAGAATCAGTTGGGTCGATGGATGAAGCCGGCAGCCCCTTTGATAAAGACTACAAGAGTCAAGTTCCAACCAAGCCAGGCGAAAAGGCCGGGTTCACATCCAAAAAGGTTTCAACCGGCACAGTTTACTCAAGAGTGCCACCTAAAGATGAACCTACCAAAGAGAAATAAACAATGGCAACGTCAAATAGTACACAAATACTCATAGATACAAATAAACGAGTAGTCATCAAGCGAGTTGGTGTTTTCGATGCGGCCGGTGGAGATGAGGCGAAAACAGTAATGTTGGATGCTACTAGCCTCAGCGGCACATTGGATGCTAACGGTAGACTCTGGAGATCAGGCAATACTTTACCGGCCGGCTTCGGTGCAAATGCACTGACTGTTATTCGAATGAACTACATGGTCGATGCTGAAGTCGGTCATGTGCAGGTCAAATGGGAAGGCAACTCTACTGCAAATGACAGGACAATATTTGCCGTAGGTGTTGGTAATGGTGATACGAATCCAATGGGTAATATTCCTTCGATTACAAATAATGCGATAAATCCCACAGGTAATATTCTAGTACAAACATTTGGTACAACAGCAAATGCTGCATACACTTTGATTTTAGAACTACACAAAAATAGCACTTATTATGATATTGGTGTGTTTAGAGATCCTGCAGCATTCAATTACGGCGATTATTCACTAAAACCATAATAAAATGAAACTAATCAAAGAAATTAATGAAACCGTCAACTATATCATCGAAGAGGCTGACGGTAAGAAAGTTCTTCACATTGAAGGTCCATTTCTTGTCGCTGAAAAGAAGAATCGTAACGGCCGCCTTTATGAGTTCAATACTCTACGAAAAGAAGTAGACCGTTACAATGAAGAATACATCAATAAAAATAGAGCATTTGGTGAATTGGGACATCCTGAATCACCATCTATCAATTTAGACCGTGTTGCAATTCTCATCAAGAGTTTGAAAGAAGACGGTACACAATGGATTGGTAAAGCAAGAGTTCTAGACACACCAATGGGTGAGATTGCCAAGAAACTTATTGAAGGTGGTGCTCAATTAGGTGTATCTTCTAGAGGCATGGGTTCGTTGAAGAATGTTAACGGTGTTAATATTGTTCAGAACGATTT